GGGGGGATGGGGTGATGCAATCTTCAAAGCTTTTGCTGGAACCACCTAGACACAACAGAAGCAAAATTGACTTTTAAGCAAAATAACCAATAAAATCAAGAACTTACAGCATAGACTACATAATCTAAATTATCCTTATAAATCAAGGACTTAGAACTATAATGCCTCTGCGGTGACTAATGAAGAAATGTTATAGACCCGCGCAGTCGTAGACCCCTGCGCTGACAATGTTGACAACAAAGATTTATTATGTTATACTATATCTATATAGATATATTAACTAAGTAGTCTTTAGCATAATTATTTATTATTTATAGATTATATATCTAAGTTAAATTACTAAGTAGTTATAATTTAACTAAATAGTCTTTAGCATAATTATTTATTATTTATTTCTTATTATTTAGGATAACTATAGAGCTAAATAGACTTTATAGCCCTTTGGAGTCTCTAATGACTGAAAAGAACCTTGTTGTGTCCGAACAGGAAAAGCCCAAAAAGAAGATGGGTCGTCCAAGAAAAGCAGATTTGGAAGCTGCTAAGAAACCCGGAAAGGTCGGTAGACCAATTGAAACTGCTGGAAGAATTCAGGAACTGAAAGCTAGATTATTGGCTACAAGTGGAGAAAGAGTTCTTAACGAGATTATTAGAAAAGCTCTAGATCCTGAAGATAAAGATCAAATTGCTGCTCTAAAAATGTGTATTGATAGAGTTCTTCCTATTTCTTTGTTCGAGAAGGGTGCTGGAAGAAGCAATTCAGTTCAGATTCAGATTATCAATTCAGCAGAAAAGTCCACTACAGAGATTTCTACAGAAGAAGATACTTTAGATATTCAGTTTGAGGAAGTAGTGGATAATGGCAACTCTTAAAGTATCTCTACATCCCGCTCAACTAGAAATCTTTAATTCTGAAGCTAGGTTCAAAGTAGTTGCTGCTGGTCGTAGGTTCGGAAAATCTCATCTTGCTGCTTGGACTCTAATTATTCAAGCTCTACAATCAAATAGTAAAGATGTTTTCTATGTAGCTCCTACTTTCCAACAAGCTAAAGATATTATCTGGCAACCTCTAAAAGAATTAGCTAGAGACGTTATGGTTGCAGCACACGAAAATACTGCTGTAATTACTTTAGTAAATGGAAGAAGAATTTTTCTTAAAGGATCTGACAGACCAGATACACTTCGTGGAGTTGGTTTAGCCTATGTAGTTATTGACGAGTACGCAGACATGAAACCTCATGTTTGGGAACAAATCTTAAGACCTGCCTTGGCTGATATCAAAGGGGGTGCTTTATTCATCGGAACCCCTAAAGGTAGAAACCATTTTTATGACTTATACGAAGATGCAGACAGCGGCAGAGCAGGTCCAGACTGGCAAGCTTTCCATTATACTTCTTTTGATAACCCTTTTCTTGATCCAGAAGAAATTGAAGCCGCTAAGAAAACTCTCTCAAGCTTCGCCTTCAGACAAGAATTCCTTGCTTCCTTTGAAGCTGCTGCTTCAGATTTATTTAAACCTGATTGGATTTCTATTGAAGAAACTGAGCCTGAAGATGGTGATTATTTTATTGCAGTTGACCTCGCTGGTTTTGAAGAAGTTGCCAAAGAGGCAGGAAACAAAAAGAAAAGATTAGACGAAACTGCTATTGCTATCGTAAAAGCCAATAGACAAGGATGGTGGGTTAAAGAGATTCAACATGGAAGATGGGATATCAAGGAAACTGCCATAAGAATCTTGAAAGCTTGTAGAGATAACTCAGTAAAAGCAATTGGTATCGAAAAAGGTGCTCTCAAGAATGCTGTAATGTGGCATCTTAAAGACATTATGAAAAGAACTGGGTATTTTCTTGTAATCCATGAATTAACTCACGGCAACAAGAAGAAAACTGATAGGATTGTTTGGGCTTTACAAGGCAAATTAGAGCATAAAAGAATCAAATTCAATCGTGGAGAATGGACTAAGATTTTAGTAGATCAACTGCTTCAGTTTCCAGATCCAAAGACACACGACGATTTGGTAGATGCGCTATCTTACATTGACCAATTAATTACTACTTCCTTCGTTTCAGAACATGACTATGAAGATTCCTTTGAAATTTTGGATGAGATAGCGGGGTACTAATGGCTAATTTATTTTCAGATATGAATGAATGGTATCAAAATAACATTGGGCAGCCTTTTGTTAGAAGTCCTATCGGACAAGCCGTTAGTGGTTTCTTTGGCGTTGATGCCACTGATCCTACAAACCCTTCTGATATCTATAAAAATGCTCAAGCTCTCGGAAATTTGCCGGGAATGAACATTCCAGCAGGAGCAGGTAAAGGATTTATTCAGTTTCTAGCCCATTCTCCAGAAATTGCCACAGCTATTATGGCTGGCGGAAAGGCTCTTAAAGCCCCTAAAGCTGAATTAGAGTTAGCTAAACAGATGTATAATGCTGGAGAGTCTTACCGCGATATTCATGCTGCTACAAAAGTCCACGCTGTTCCCGGTGTTCCTCCACAATGGGAGATTTCTGATGAACCAATGAAGCTTTTGATTCCAAACGGGGCTTATCAGAACATGACAAGACCCATACAAGGTAAACTTGGACAGTTTTTGGAGCATAAAGAACTATACGATAACTACCCCGATCTTGGGAATATTGATGTTATTCTCAAAAAGGGACCATTAAATGCTTCATACAACCACAGTGGGAATACAATTACTGTTTCCGCAAATAACGTCGATGAGGCTAGAAGTGCTTTGGTTCACGAATTAGATCATGCTGTTGCAGCTAGAGAAGGTTTTCCTTCTGGAGGCGATCCTAATTTAATGCTTACAGGACAAAAAGCAGAAAACCTATACAATAATCTAAAACAACTAGAAGCAAGACTTCAAAGAGATTTAACACAAGGTAGAGCATTAACTGATCCTGCCTATAAAACCAGTCTCCAAGACGGTTTAAGTAGGACACAAGCAAGAATGAAGCTATACGATACTCTTAAAAACTATCCAGACGATGCAGCGGGAAGGCAAAGAGCATACGAAGATTTATATGGAGAAATTTCAGCTAGAAACGCTCAAACAAGGCTTGATTTCACAGAAGCAGAAAGATATGCTAAACCACCAGCAGATACAATGGATATTCCTCGGTATTTTCCTCTACTTTCTGATGGGTTTGGTGGAGCTTATTATGATTCATACTCTCATCCAGAAGCCCTAATGTCGCCTAAACCACCAAAAAAATTTGATCCGTTCGGAGATACTACAGAATGAACAATAAATATACTACTAACGAACAGAAACTAATTCAGTTCGTTGTCGGACACACAGATTCGTGGAGAAACTGGCGCGATCAAAACTTTGTGAAGCGTTGGGATGAGTATGAAAGACTCTGGAGAGGCATCTTTGATGCTGGTGACAGGCAGAGAGCATCAGAAAGATCGAAAGTCATCACTCCTATCCTTCAGGATGCTATTGATTCGTACCAAGCTGAGATTGAGGAAGCTATTTTTGGTAGAAATTCGTTTTTCGATATCATTGATGACGATGAAAACAAACTAGATACTGAAGAAGTAAAGAAAAAATTACAAGATAACTTCAAAAAAGACGGAATTGAAGAAGCTATTTCTGAAATTATTACCCTAGCTGCTGTTTACGGTACTGGAATTGGAGAACTGATAGTCAATGAGAAAGTAGAAAAAACTCCTATGACTAAAGAGGTTGCTTCTGGTTTTAGTATGGTAGGTGTTGGTGAAAAAGATAGGTTTTCTGTTTCTTTAGTTCCTGTTCATCCTAAGAATTTCTTGATTGATCCTAATGCCACAAACATTGAGGGTGCTCTAGGGTGTGCTATTGAAGAACAGGTTTCTATCCACTCTGTAATCCAAAATATTGAAAAAGGCGTCTATAGAGACGTTGAAATCGGTTTTGACACTCCAGACCAAGAGTTAGGAGCAAGTCAGGACATTACAGAGTTTGAACATGGTAAAATTACTGTTCTTCGTTATTATGGTCTTGTTCCTAAAGCATACATTGACAACATCAATAGTGATGTTGACGCTCTAGAACAAGCCTTAGAGACTGAAGGAGAGAATGAAACCCAATATATTGAATCTTATGAGGATTTAGTAGAAGCCATTATCGTTATTGGTAATGGTGGTACGCTCTTGAAAGCAGAGAGAAACCCGTATAGCATGGAAGATCGTCCAGTTGTCTATTTTCCTTGTGAGAAGCTTCCAAAACGCTTCTATGGTCGTGGCATTGCAGAAAAAGGCTACAATATGCAAAAGGCCATTGATGCTCAAATCCGCAGTCATTTGGATTCTCTAGCTCTTACTGCTGCTCCTATGATGGGAATGGATGCTACAAGGATGCCAAGAGGTTTCAAATTTGAAGTTTATCCGGGTAGATCGGTTTTAACTAATGGTTCTCCAAGAGAAGTATTAGAACCGCTACAATTTGGTCAAACTGACCCGCAGTTATCACAAACTGCTGCAATTTTTGAGAGAATGCTTCAAAAAGGTACAGGAACGCTTGATTCTTCCGGCCTAGCTGACGCTGCTGCCGGTGGACAGGCGCGTACTGGTGCTGTAGCCATGTCTCTTGGTGGTATTATCAAGAAAAACAGAAAAGCACTACAGAGTTTCCAAACATTTTTCTTAATTCCATTCATCAAGAAAACTGCTTGGCGCTATATGCAATTCGATCCTGATAATTTCCCTTCAAAAGATTACGATTTTATTCCTGTTTCCACTCTAGGAATTATTGCCAGAGAATATGAAACGCAAAATCTGTTAAATATGGCTTCTACTCTAGGGCCAGAAAGCCCAATTGTGCCTCTTTTACTGGAAGGAGTTATTGAAAATAGCTCTTTAGCCAACAGAGATACTTTCTTGGAAGCTCTAAAGAAAATGTCCCAACCTTCCCCCGAGCAGCAACAGTTGAATCAACAAATGCAGGCTTTACAACTTGCACAGATGGAGGCTACAGTACAGGAAGGAAGGGCTAGAGCAGCTAAAGAAGCCGCCTTAGCTCAAAAAGCCAAGATGGATGCTGCTAAAGCTCAAGCTGAAATTGAAATTATGCCAGAGGAACTACGGGTTCAGATGATTGCTGCCCTTTCCAAGAATTCTGAAACAGAATCAGAGTTTGGACAGCGTATCAAACTGGCTGAAACAATCCAAAAAGACAAGGAATTGGAGCTAAAAGCGGCGGATATTGCCTCCAACGAAAGGATTGCTTTTGCCCAAATCCAAGCCTCAAGGGCTAAGAAATCAGCCTAAACTGTCAATTTTGTCAGTTTTCTAGCTGACACTATTGACAACTTAGTTTATATTGTGCTATAATATCTATTATGAATGAATATAATAAAGAAAACAATGATTTAGAGTCTTACTATGAAGAACAGTTATCTATGTTTACTTCACAGGGCTGGAAAGACTTCATAGAACAAGTAGAAACCATTGTTTCTGCAAATACGATTGATGCTGTTAACTCTGAAAAAGAACTGTTCTTGACTAAAGGCAGGCTAGATATCCTTCGATGGATTCTATCTTGGGAAAATTTAGTTAGAACAGCAATGGAACAGAATGAAATTTCTCTATGATTTTAAATGTTCTTCCTGTGGGAATCAGTTTGAAACACTGGTAACTCCAACAGAGAAAGAAACAGAATGTATGGTTTGTGGTTCGCTTGCTTCCCGCAAACTGTCAGCACCTAGATCAAAGCTAGAAGGTATTACAGGGGCTTTCCCTACTGCCTCTGACGCTTGGGCTAGGAAACACGAAGAAGCGGCAAAAATTGCTTATAAACGCGAACAGTCCTAAAGCGTCAAGCAATATCTCCTACAATCGCTCTAGCGACAGGAAAGGTGACTATGGCTATTATTGATCCTCAAGATGAACTGAATCTGCAAGAAGAACAACCTAAGAAAGAACCTGATAATACTTCTTCTCTCCCTGAGAAATACAGGGGCAAAAGCGTAGAAGAAATTGTCAAGATGCACCAAGAAGCTGAAGCCTTAATTGGTAGACAAGCTCAAGAAGTTGGTGAAGTTCGTAAACTTGCCGATGATTTAATCAAGAGACAATTCAATACACAGACTCCACAAGAGCCTGCGAAAGAGTCAGAAGTCGAGGACGTTGATTTTTTTGTTGATCCTAAACAAGCAGTTAATAGGGTTCTTGAGAACAATCCGATTCTG